CGCGTGATGCGGGCAACACTATGCTGTCGAAGGAATTCGCGGGCGGCATCCTGATCATGACCGGGGCGAACTCGGCGGTCGGGCTGCGCTCGACACCTGCGCGCTACATTTTCCTCGATGAGGTCGACGCCTATCCGGCCTCGGCCGATGATGAGGGGGATCCAGTCAGCCTTGCTGAGGCGCGGTCCCTGACCTTCGCGCACCGGCGCAAGGTGTTTCTGGTCTCCACCCCGACGATCCGGGGCCTGAGCCGGATCGAGCGGGAATACGAGGCCAGCGATCAGCGCCGGTTCTTCGTGCCATGCCCGCATTGCAGCCAGTTCCAATGGCTCAAGTTCGAGCGGCTGCGCTGGGACAAGGGGCGGCCCGAGGCGGCGGTATACCATTGCGAGGGCTGCGAGCGGCCCATCGCAGAACATCACAAGACGGCACTGCTGGAGGCAGGCGAGTGGCGGGCAACCGCTGCCGCCGCCGATCCCGGCACCGTCGGCTATCACCTCTCGGCGCTCTATTCGCCGATTGGCTGGCTCAGCTGGGAGCGGATCGTGCGGGCATGGGAGGCAGCGCAGGGCTCGGATGAGGCGATCCGGGCGTTCAAGAACACCATCCTTGGCGAAACATGGGTTGAAACGGGCGAAGCGCCGGACTGGTCGCGGCTCTATGATCGCCGCGAGACATGGAAGCCGGGCATCGTTCCTGCGGGCGGGCTGTTCCTGACCGCGGGAGCCGACGTGCAAAAGGACCGGATCGAGGTGGATGTCTGGGCCTGGGGCAGGGGTGGGACAAGCTGGCTGGTCGATCACATCGTGATCGACGGCGGCCCGGATCATCAGAGTGCGTGGGCCGAGCTGACAAAGCTTCTGGACCGAACGTGGGCCCATCAGAACGGCGCGCAGTTGCGGCTGGCCAAGCTCGCCATCGACACCGGTTATGAGGCTCCGGCGGTTTATGGCTGGTCGCGGCGGCAGGGCGTGGCGCAGGTCGCGCCTGTGAAAGGCGTTGAAGGGTTCAATCGTTCCAGCCCGGTCTCGGGCCCGACCTATGTCGATGTAACCGACGCGGGCAAACGCCTGCGCCGGGGCGCGCGGCTTTGGACCGTGGCGGTCTCCACCTTCAAGGCGGAGACCTACCGCCATCTCGGCCTGCCGCGCCCGACGAAGGAGGAACTGGCCGAGGGGGCAACGCATCCGCCCGGCACCGTTCATCTGCCCGACTGGGTGGAAAGCGAATGGCTGAAGCAGCTGGTGGCCGAGGAACTGGTCACTGTGCGCACCAAACGCGGTTTTGCCCGGCTTGAGTGGCAGAAACTGCGCGAACGCAACGAGGCGCTCGACTGCCGGGTCTACGCCCGCGCCGCCGCATGGATCGTCGGGGCAGATCGGTGGTCCGAGGCGCGCTGGGTCGATCTGGAGGCGCAGGTGGCCGGGGACAGCAACGGTGACGGGTCACAAGACAAGGCCGCAGCCGGATCCATTCGTGCGGTCCGCAGTTCGGCGCGGCGACGCTCGGTGCCATCAAGTTACATGAGGTAGACATGACGACGATTGCTGACCTCCGCTCCCGCCGCGAAACTCTCGCGACGCAGCGTTCCAGCGGTGTGGCGCGGGTGAGTTATGACGGCAGATCGGTGGATTACCGCAGCATCGCCGAGATCGACCGGGCGATTGAGGTGCTGGACCGCGAAATCGCGTCTGCCGAGGGGCGCAAGATCATCCGGCAGGTGCGTGTGATCACCCGCAAAGGCCTCTGACGCATGGCCTGGCTTAATGCATTCCGCCGCCGTAAGACCGGTGGCCCCACAGCCGTGCGAGCCCGGCTGGAAGGTGCGATGTCACAGCGACGGCTGCGCGGCTGGCAACCGCCCTTGGAGAACATCAACTCGCTGGTCGCTTCGGGCGGGCCACGCCTGCTTGCACGTTCGCGCGAACTGGTTGTCACCAACGGCTATGCCGCCAATGCCTGTGAGGCTTTTGCCTCAAACCTGGTGGGCGATGGGATCAAGCCCTCGTCGCTGATCGAGGATCCGGCCTTGCGCGATCAGGTGCAGCGGCTTTGGCTCGCCTGGACCGATGAGGCGGATGCGGACGGGCTGACCGATTTCTACGGGCTGCAAGCCATGGTGGCGCGCGAGATGTTCGTCGCGGGGGAGTGCTTTGTTCGCCTCCGCCCGCGTCGGGCAGAGGACGGCTTGCTGGTTCCGATCCAGCTGCAGCTACTGCAATCGGAAATGCTGCCTTTCGAGAAAACCGAAACTGCCGCCGACGGCAATCGCATCCGCTGTGGCATCGAGTTCGACACCATCGGGCGGCGTCAGGCCTATCACTTTCGCCGCCGTCATCCTGGCGACAGCACCGATCAGGGCGTATTTACGTCCGAGACGGTCCGTGTCCCGGCCGGGGACGTGCTGCACATCTACCGCCCCATCGATGCGGGCCAGATCAGGGGCCTACCGCATGTGGCACCCGCCATGGTGCGTTTGTTCCTCTTGGACCAATATGACGACGCTGAACTGGACCGTAAGAAGACCGCGGCGATGTTCGCGGGCTTCATCACCAAGACGGCTCCGGAAGAGCAGCTGATGGGCGAGATCGAGGCGACCGACGACAGCGGCGCTACCGTCAGTCTGGAACCCGGCACGTTGCAGGTGCTGCTTCCTGGTGAAGACGTCAAGTTCTCCAGCCCCGCCGATGTCGGTGGTGGCTATGAGGCCTTCCAGTACCGCACACTGCTGTCGGTCTCGGCCTCGCTGGGGTTGCCGTATCATCTGGTCACCGGGGATGTGCGCCAGGCCAACTATTCCAGCCTGCGCGCCGAACTGGTCGAGTTTCGACGCCGCGTCGAGCAGTTGCAGCACGGTGTTGTCGCGCACCAGCTCTGCCGTCCGGTCTGGGCGCGTTGGCTGGAAACGGCGGTGCTGTCGGGCGCATTGGAGATACCGGACTTCGCGCGGTCCCCGGCGCGCTATCGCCCAGTAAACTGGATCCCGCCACGCTGGGATTGGGTCGATCCGCTGAAAGACATCCAGGCGCAAGTGCTGGCGATGGAAGCCGGGATCGTGTCGCGCCGCAAGGTCGTCCAGGCGACGGGCTACGACGTCGAGGAAATCGACCGAGAAAACGCGACCGACGCGGCCCGCGTGGCGGCACTGGGTCTGCATTACCGAACCAGTCCGGGCGAGACGCAGGGCGCGCGGGCGACACCGGCGCAATTGCCGGATGCTGGCGGCGACGCTGGTGCGGGCACCAACGATACATCTGAACAGGAGTGACAGCATGAACAGCTGGTACACGATCCGCGCCCAGGCCCAAACCCAAGCGGTGGGCGCGGAGGTGCTGATCTATGACGAAATCGGGGCTTATGGTATCTCGGCGAAGGGGTTTCTGGCGGAACTGGGCGCGTTGCCGGACGGCACGCCTTTGGCCTTGCGGATCAACAGTCCGGGCGGTTCGGTCTTCGATGCCGTTGCGATCTACAATGCCATCAAGCGCCATTCTGGCACGGTCACAGTCTGGATCGATGGCATTGCAGCTTCGGCGGCGTCCTACATCGCCATGGCAGGCGACGAGGTCGTCATGCCGGAAAACGCCTTCCTGATGATCCACGACCCTGCCGGCATGGTCATGGGCACTGCTGTCGAGATGCGGGCGATGGCCGAGGCGCTGGACAAGATAAAGGGCAGCCTGTTGCAGGGCTATGCCGCCAAATCTGGCCGAGCACCCGAGGAAATCGCGCCCTTGATGGCGGCTGAAACCTGGCTCGATGCCAAGGACGCGCTCGATCTTGGCTTTGCCGACCGAATTGCAGAGCCGGTCCGGATCGCCGCGCGGTTCGATGTGGGGCGCTTTCGCAATGCGCCCCCTTCGCTGGTTGATGTCACGGCAGACGGGCGGGATGCGACGGCGGTCGATGGAGAGGATGGTGACATCACCGCAGGTCTTGCAGGTGAGGCGTCTGACGACGATCCCGCTACTGGCGATGCCAACCCAGACATTGCATCCGACAGCCACTTGGCTGCCACTGGCGCTGATGCTGTTGAAACCCCGTCGACGGGTCTCGATCCGGGCTCTGACCCGGGGGTGGAAACTCTTGATGCTGCAAAGACTTCGGACGCTGACACCGTCCTGCCTACGGACGCCGCGCCAGCGCCCGAAGCCGATTGCACCGTTGCCGCTGCCAACGGTACAGCCGATGCCGCCAGCATCCGTGCGACAGCGTTGACCCATGCTCGCGCCGTCGTCGATCTCTGCCGTCTGGCCGGTCAGCCCCAGATGGCGGGTCGGTTCCTTGAGCGCGACACTGACCTCGACGACGTCCGCGCGGCCCTGCTGGCCGCCCGCGCCGAAGCGGAACCCGACATCTCTGCCGCCCATCCGCAACCGGGCCGCCCCTCTGGCGCGCGCCCTTGGGGCGACGTGATCGCCTAAACCTTCCGTCTGAAAGGATAAACCCATGCCCACGCTTACTGAAACCCCGCACGCGGGCGGCTTCCTCGTCTGGGAAGCGCTCCGCGACTATTGCCGCAGGACGATCGTTCTGGCCTCTGGCAACCTCCAACCCGGCACTATTCTGGGCAGGATCACTGCCTCGGGCAAATACGCCGCCCATGATCCTGCAGCCTCGAACGGCACCCAGACGGCAGCGGCTATCCTCTGGGACAGCGTCGATGCCAGCGGCG